ACGCCTGCGGCAGTCTCGGAAATCTGGGAGGTAAGCACCGCCCCAGCCAGAACAGCATCGCTGCCCGTGGCAGTCTCGGAAACGCTGACGGCGTAGTTCGGAACGGAAGAAACCGTGTCCGTGCCCGTGGTTGTTTCGTTGACGCTCCCCAAGAAGGTCGCCAGCGCCGACACCGTATCCGTGCCTGCCGCCGACTCATCAATCACACCGCCAAACGTGGCAGCGGAGGCAACCGCGTCAGAACCTGTCGCAGTCTCGGAGACCGCCGTACCAAAAGTGATACGCGCTGCCGTGGCGTCCGAACCCGTGGCTGACTCACTGACCGAGGCCGGAACGGACAAGTTGGCAACCTGCGCGTCCTGCGCCGTGGCGCTCTCGATAACCGCAGCCGTGAACACGTTCCCCGCCAGCGCGGAGAAGGCGGTTGTGGAGAACGCGTAGAAGCCAAACATCAGACGACCGTCCAGACGGAACCGGAAGGCACCGTCACCGACACCCCAGCAGAAATCGTGACCGGACCGCCGCTGATTGCGTTATGCCCATCGTTGATGGTGGACGACTGCGTGATCGTGGCCTCGTTCTCGATGTACCCCATGCCACCAATCACGGCGCGCACAGCGGGGTAATCGCAGAACACGTCCTTGGTGCCAGCGGAGAAGTTGACGAGCGAGCCGGAGTTGCTGGAGGCCAGCACGGTGTTGCGGGCAAGCGTAGTACCCGAAGCCGTGTACGTGCCGATGCCCACCTCCCATTCGGAAGTGCCCTGCCCAGCAATCGTGTAGTACGTGGTGTTTCCGTTGCCGATAGCCGCGAAGGTTTGAAACCCCGTGACGGCTCCCGCCAGCGTCACCGTACCGGTGCCGGTCGTTGTCGTGGTCTCGCGGACCCGGTCCGCAAGGACGAAGGCCATATCAGGCCCCCGTCAGTTGGTCTTCGTCGAACCAGCGTTGTTGCGTGACCCCGTTGGCATCCGTCCACTCCACGAGGTACTGGATGATGCCGCTGTCGTCCATGCGCAGAGCCAGCACGGGGCCTTGCGGCACCACGGTGGTCAGCTTTACAACGTCGCCCTTCTTGAACGCGGTGGCCATGTTGGCTCCTTATGCAGCGTCGAGGCTGAAGGTGTAGGTCACAGTCAGCGTGTCACCGTTGACCACCGAGCGATCGCCGGGGGACTGGAAGTCCGAGGCGGAGAACAGAATGCCGCTCGTGCCGCCTTTGGTGTTGTCGCTGGTCAGGAATGCGCCGCCCACGGTGGTCGTGCCGTTGATGCTGAACGTCGCCGGAGAAGCGCTGTTTGTGATGACCGAGGGGTCCGCAGTAGTGGCCGCAGCAAACGTAGCAGCGGGGCGGGTGGATTGACTGTACGCCGTGACTTCCGTCCAGCCCGCATGCGAGGCCATCGTGTCGCCAGCAGCGGGGTTGTTCGATGCAGCGGCACCGTACAGGCCAATGTACCAAGCAGCCGTGTAGGAGCTACCGGTGAAGTACTTGTCGTTCATGTCCTTGAGGCCGACGTTGACCACGAGGTTGTGTTTTTCGGCAGACCACTTCAGGTTGCCTTCGCTGTCATGGCACTGGACGGTGAACACGCCACCCGCTTTGACTTTTTCGTTGAACATGGTCGCTCCTTATGCGATTCTGATGATTGCCGAAGTGTTGGTGGCAGCGGGGAACTGCACCGTGAAAGTTGTCGTCGAGGTCTTGTCCGCGCCAAAGTCCAGCACGCAAACTGCGCCATCGGTCCCGGGCTTGTAGATCAACGCACCGCGCGCCGTGAACGCCCCTGACCACGACACGTTTGAAAACGAGATGTATGCGGTGGTGCCGCCAAGCACGGGTGTCGTGCTCACAGTCAGCGCCTCGCCGCCAGCGGTATACCCCGCCGCAACAACCTCACCCGCAGTGGTGTACTCGGTGGTGTCCACGCCCAACGACGCAGCGTTGGTGTACAGCGCGATGTAGAAGGTGTCCGAATCAAAGTCGAAGTCGCCCTTCATCAAGCCGAGCTTGAAGACACTGCAAGTGGCGTTGCCGGTAAAAGCCATCAGGCAACCCCGTTATTCTGCGGCAGCGGTGCCACCCGGAACTGCCCACTGCGGTACGCATCACTGCGCTCCAGACCGTCACCCAGACGCTTGGCCATATTCAGTGCCTCGGCATACCGCTGCGCATACAGCGCCATCATGTCGGTCTCGCCCTTCATGTAGGTGTACGCCTCGACCAGCGAGCCATACAGCAGCACCGAGTCAAAGTTGTCGCCCAGCCAAGTCTGCCCGTCCGCTGCCACCGTGATGGACTCAGGGTAGAAGAAGTAGTGAAGCTCAACCGAGTACTGTGTGTCCGGCGTCGGGCCCAGAATGAAAGACAACTCGTCCGTCAGCACCGGGTTCGCACCGCCCGTAGTCGTCGGGCCAAACAAGGCGTAGTACTTGGGAATGCCAGTGCTGGCCGGGCTCGGGTAAGCCTGCCGAATGAAGTTCACGTCCTTGTTGAGCAAGTACTCGTAGTTGCCGTCGCCGTCGATCACGGCCATCGAATACACCGACAGGAAGTCGGTGGGGGCAGACAAGTATTTGTTGGAGGCCGTGGTGGTGCCCGTCACGTTTTTGCGCAACGACGGGAACTGCACCGAGTTGTAGATGCGCTGCTCGGCCTGCTTGATGAACGTGTTGATGATCGACGGGGTGGTCCCGTAATCAAACGTGTTCTCAGTGTAGTCGCAGATGGCTTGAACGAGTTCGGTGTAGTTCATTTGTTCCACGCCTCTTTACGTCCAGTCAACGAAATCCATCGCCAAAAAGTGCTGTGGGAAACACCGACAGCCTTACAGGCTTTGTATTTCGGCGTGCCCTGCACCACAAGCTCCCACGCTTTCTGGCAAAGCGGTTCGTATTTTAGCGCCCACTCTTTAGCCCACCTTGCGGATGCTGCGCGGCTTAAATTCGCCAGCGCTTGCGAAGTGTGCTTTTTACCTTGCATGGCCCCCGCCGGAGGCTGTCCCGGAGTTTTTAGCAGATTGAACTTCCCCAACGCCGCAATTGCGCGGTGCTCATAAAAAAACCGCTGCGATTCCGGGCACACAAACAAGCCTTCAAACTTGTGCTCAGCTTCACCGTGCTTGTCCCACGATCTTTGCAAAACAAAAGACGTGTGTTTTCCAGAACGAAGCATTTTTTGGTGCGAAGCCCAACGACGCGCGGGGGTCACTGTGGAACCGACGTAGGCGTGCCCGTGCGTATTCTCGATCTTGTAGATCAAGACCGCTTTCTCAGGCATGTGCGCCAACTCGGCGTAGTTCATTCAGTACCTCAAGCCATCGGGCCGCGAGCCATCACGCCTTTGGTAGCCGCACCCGTGCCACGAATCTTGATGCCAGAGGTTTTGGTCTCCGGATAAGGATTCGTGCGCTCGTTGGCGACGGACACGTTGGCCCGCAGCGCTTCTTTGACCGGCATGGTGCCCGCAGGCTCCAGCGGCTTGTACGTGGGGTTGCGATAGGTGGCCATGTCAGGCTCCTTTGCGACCGGGGCTGCGCTGGTTCATGACCTTGGCCATGTTGCGCCCGTACTTGAGCATGTCGCTGTTGGTCTTGCCACCAGCGCGCAGTTTGGTCGGGGCTTTGCCCGGGTGCATATTCTTCTCGTGCTTGCGCACTGCGGTTTTAGCGTCCATGTTCGACTCCTTATGTCGTGACTACCTCGACTGTACCAATTTGCACGGTGGAAACCAAGTCGTTTGGAGTAAGCGCGGCATCGAAAAACGACGCGCCCCCCACTGGGTTCCACCCCCACTGAATCACGCGGCTACCACCGGTGGTGAAACCGTCCGGGCCCGTGCCCGCAATTCGATACGTGCTGTCCGGACGTGGATTGCGCAGCGCCTGCGGGTCATCCACCGGATACATGCCCAACTGCAACTGCGGCTGGTCAGGGTCCCAGCACGTGGGACAAACCAAAAGCTGGTACCTTTTAGTTTTAATGATCTCGGTCTTCAACTCCGTCAGCTTATAGCGCTGCCCGCACCGATCGCACATCGCGATGGCGTTTTTGCCGGAGGCGAACCGATTGGCCATTAGGTGCCGCTACCCAAGTACTGGCGGCGCGGCACAAAGCGCACGGCAGCCTTTTCCCGGTCCTCGGTGGCGGCGATCTCCCACGCCTCGTCGTACTGGGCCTTGAGGGACTGCATGCGGTCCATGGCTCCCGGCACCTTCATCGACAGGTAGTAGGCCAGTCCCGCCACCATGCAGGGGAGGAACCGGAACGGCATGTCCATCGTGTTGGTGCCGTTGCCCGCGTCCTGAATACGGCGCAGCCGCCAGTAGACCAACTGATAGGTCTGGCTGCTGTCCGGCACCGGCCACACAGTAAAGCGCGGGGTGTTCAGGCGCTCGATCCAAATCTGGATGGGGCGACCTTGCTGGAGCTTGTTCGGGATCGTGGCGTAGGTAGAAACACTGATCCGCGTGATGGTCAGGTCAGCCTGCGTTGCCACATTGCCCGCACCGGTGCGAATCACATGCTCCAGCAAGTCCACCGTGTCAGTAGGCAGGTTGTAGGTGGCGGTGCCCGGAGTCAGGGTCTGGGTGCCCTGCTCGAACGTCCACATGTTCACGCCCCGGTTGGCCCAGTCGGCGAACAGCAGGTTCAAAGACCGCCGAGCGGTCTTGAGGTCATAACCCGTGCGAAGCTCCGAACCGCAGCGCTCGAACGCTTCCTCCACGATCTCCGCGAGATCGAGGTTAAATGTTGCGGTGCCAGAAGTGGCCATTACCTGTACCTCGCTGTCTTCTTGGCGACTGTCTTGGGCTGCGCCACGAACTGCTTGCCCGCTGCTTTGCCCGCCCGTTTGGCTCGGGTTGTGGCCGCGTACTCCGCCGGGCTGAGCGCCTTGATGGCGTTCTCGGGCAGGTATCGCTCACCCGTCTTGGATGACGGCTTACCGGACTTAGTCCGCCATTTTTGGGCGGTCCAGTCTTTGAGCGACTGTTGCGGAGCCTTCACTTGTAGCCCCCACCCTTGGCCTTGTACTGCTTGGCCAGAAGCTGCGCCTTGCGCGCCGACCACTGCCCTGCGGCAGTGCCCTGCGTAGCGGACGCCTTGATCTTCTCGAACAGCGACTTGCGCATGCCCGGCTTGGTGTAGTTGCCAGCCTCGTTCACCTTGGACGTGCTACCGCCCTCGGCGTACTGCGTGAAGTCGGTGTCGTCACGACGAGCTTTTTTCACACCCTTGGGCATCTTGCTCGGCGCGATCGCACCCATTCCTCGGCTGGCCATCATGGTTACACCATCCTTCCGCGAGTCTTGCCGCGCTGCGCGCAGCCATCCGCCGCCTTGACGTATCCACCCGCCGCCATCTTCTTAGGCTCAGCGCTGAACATCTTCGACGCCATGTCCATCGGCTTGGTGGTGGCTGCCATCGACGGCTTTGCAGGCTCCGTCAGCATGTCCTCATACATCTTCTTGGCGGACTTCATGGTGGCCATGGTTACACCATTCGGCCCTTGGTCTTACCGCGCTGTGCGCAACCATCGGCACGTTTAGAGGCCGTCATGCCGCCACTCTTAAAAGTCGGCGCGCGCTCATCTTCTGCCGATTCGGCCAGCAAATCCGTTGCGGACGGACCGCCTTGACCACCACGTCCAGCGCCACCACCGATACCACCGCGCCCAACATAACCACGAGACGTGGCACGAGGGCCGCGCATAGTGTCGCTGTCACGCGGAACGTAGTTCTCGGATTTGGCCCGCTCGCCCGCGCGCGAAGAATAGTCGCGAGGGACGTACACACCGGCTTTAGGCGAATCCGCGTCACTATCACTGTCACTAGCCAGCTTGGTGTTGTACTTTTTGCCACCAAACTCGAATTCTTTAAGGCCGGACTTGCGGGCCTCGGCGAATGCTTTACCAAAAGCAGAAATTGCCATGTTTTTACTCCTAGATCAGCAGGCTTTGCCGCCGCGCTTCATGACGACCATCTTGCCCTTGGTCTTGCCCTTGGACGCGATGCCATCTTTGCTGGGGGCAGCGGTGCGCACAGCGCCCATCTTGGCCATGCCGCCTTTGGCCATCTTCATCTCGCCCATCTCGTGTTTGATCATGGACTTGGGGGCACCGGCCTTCTTCATGAAGCCGATTTCTTTCTTCACCATCGCCTTGGACTCTTTCATATCGCCACCTTCTTT